GAAGTTCCTTTTAATGATATTGGTATTGTTGCATCTAAATCTATCTTAACAATATTAATACCTAATGGTTTTGCTCTTGTCTGTAATACTTCTAATGTTTGTGGAAATATTTTATCATCAACTATAAAATCTTTTTTCTTACTTTGACTATGAGCAAGTAACATTGCTTCTGCAGCAGCAGTTCCTTCATCTAATAAAGATGCGTTTGCAACTGGGAGTCCAGTAAGTTCTGTAATGAGTGTTTGATAATTAAATAATGCTTCAAGTCTACCTTGTGATATCTCTGCCTGATATGGTGTATAAGATGTATACCATGCAGGATTTTCAAATACATTTCTTAGTATAACTGGTGGTGTAATTGTTCCATAATATCCTTGACCAATCAAAGTTCTTCTTACAATATTATGTTCTGCAATTTCTTTTAATTCTTCAAGTGCCTGTTGTTCACTACAAGGTTCTGGTAAATTATCATCACCACGAAGTAAGATCGAAGTCGGCACTATCTCTCTTACTAATTCTTCTAACGAAGAAAGACCCAAATCTTTTAACATTTGAGTCTGTTCTGTTTCGGTAATACCGATATGTCTTTGAATGAATTCTGTCATGTAGTTAGTAATTCTTCTATTGGTGTTACTGGGTTTATGTTATAGTTAGTTATTAATAATTCTTGTTTAACATTATCATCAGTTCCCTTCTCCCCTCTATGTGCCATTGAATATCTAAGATTCCAAAAGTTTAATTCATATTGTGCGTACATTTGCATCAAACGATGATTCACATTGTAGGTAATCATAAAATTATGTTTGCATTTATAAACATTTTCTGCAAATAAATTATGGTCGAATGATTTATGCATTTCACGATTCTTACCATATAAAAAATCTTTAATATCATATGGAGGATCGAGGAATACAAATGTATCATCGGAACCTTCTGCACTCATAACTTCCGAATAATCAATATTTGTAATCTTCCAATGTTGAATTAACTTTGAATACTCATTTAATTTATCAGCACCGACTAATGAGAAATTTGAATTTGATGCTGTTGGTGAAAATGTACTGTTCTCTGTCAATCCAGAGTAACTACATTTATTCATTATAAAAAATGCTACTGCCTTTTCAAAGTCATCATAAGTATCAATCTCTTCTTTGTACTTATTGAATAATTCTTTTGCACTTGCAGTTACTTTTTCTTTGTCACCTTCATCAAGAGTATTCTGTTTTTCTTCACGAACTCTTTCTGATAATTCTTCACCATGATCTCTTAGTTGTACCCAAAAATTATATAATGGAACATACAAATCGTTAATCCAAATTGGTATATCTGGATTCGATTTAGTTATATCAATTGCAATCGAACCACCACCTATAAAAGGTTCACGATACTCTGTGATAATTTTAGGATACCATTGTGATAATGTTTTAATTGCTTTTGATTTGCCGCCAGGATATCTTAATGGTGTCTTAAGAGATTTAATTGACATTATCTAATAATCATATCATCATTATAATATTCTCTAGAACGATAAGGTTCTCCCATAAGACGTTTTTGTATCATGATACTTATAGTTTTATCAAACCATGCATCTAATGATTTTGACATTGCTCGATATCCTGTACCGACATAAACTTGTCCAGAGACAACTGCTATAGTTGCTATACCCCAAAATAGATAATAACTTGATGATTTCATTTGTGCTTTTGTTTTTGTAAATGTTGATTTAGTAATAATTAAATAATCAATTTTTTAGTAGGAGTTGATATCTTACCAAACATAGTTTTATATTCCTCAACAATTTCTTCTTGAGGTTCTCCTATGTAAACAACATACTTTTCTGCTACTTTTATTTTTCCCTTTTTATGTAAAGGAGACCAAGGAGCAAATGCAATTTGTCCTGGTTGTTGAGATGGCACAGCAACAATAGGATTCTCCATTGTAATTGTGTACTCATTTTCTTCGATAACGTCGGCGATTACATCTTCACCAGACCACATACGGATTAATTTAATAGTCATTTGAATTCACATTCTACCATGATTTCTGTTAAGCAAGCAAGAAGATTAATTTCTTGGTCTGCGACAAATGCTATCTGGAATTGATATTTTCCCAGAATAAGGACAGCCGCAGGGATACTTCTATGCTCCAATGAATCATATAGACTATCGTAAATACGACGCAATAGAACAGAAGTGTCATTATCCAAGTTTGTGACAACCCATTTACGAACTTCAGAAAAGTTTTTTTGTTTAAGATTTTTAATAAGGTCATTTACAGCAACATCTGAAAAGGCAGCTAATATACCACTATCTATTTTACCACTAACTGCATATCTTTGACACTCATTAAGAACTCTTCTCCAATCTGGAAAATGTTTGTTAATAAGTTCTGCAAGAACTTTCTTATCTGCCTCTACTTTTTCTTCTTCTAGAATAGAATTTAATCTTGCAAAGAATTGTGCGGCTATTGTTGGTTTGTCTTTTTTATTAACTGAGAAATCAACAACAGAACACCTACTATGTAAAGGGTCGATAATTTTGTTTTTGTAATTACAGGTAAAGATAAACCTGCAGTTTTTGGAGAACTCCTCAATAGACGCTCTGAGAAGGAGCTGTACATCGGAAGTGGTATTGTCTGCTTCGTCAATGATGATGACTTTATGTTTCGACTCGCTTGTAAGAGAGACGGTAGATGCGAAGTTCTTCGCGTTGTTCCGAACAGTGTCAAGAAAACGACCTTCATCCGACCCATTAATAACATAGAAATCTGCTCCTAATTGTTCACATAATGCTTTTGCTACTGTGGTCTTACCAATCCCCGGTGGGCCTGATAATAACATGTTTGGTATCTCACCTGCTGTTACAAAATCTTGAAATGTTTTCTTGATACTGTCAGGTAAAATACACTCATCAATAAGTTTGGGTCTATATTTTTCGACCCAAATAAAATCACTCATAATAAAATTGCTACTTTACTAATTGCTATGCTCATCAAAAATGCTAGCATAATTGCAACATCCCATTGTTTATTGTGAATATAAAATGGAATACAAATAACATCAGCGATAACATGAATTATCGCTCCATAAAATGTTGATACATGTAGTATAACAAAATACGCACAAATAATCAACACCGAACCTGTGATTCTTCCTGCGACCAGTAAATTCATTTAAAACCTTTTTTTAATTGTGGTTTATCAATAACGTGAATAACTGTTCCTTCAAACCAAGGTGAGTGACAATTATTCCACCAATATTCTTGAACCTCATCCCAAGATTCTACCACAAAAGATTTGTTTTGACAAACTATTCGATAATGATGACGGTCATAAGGTATATCAGAAGTTTGAGAAAAATATCTTGGGTCTTCTTTAGATATTAACTCTGTCATTTTCTTTCGCCCTCCATTCTTTTCTCATTTTAACATAAACATCGCTTTTTGCAACAATGTCACGAACTTTTTTGAATACCTTTGCAGACTCGGCATATTTACTTGATAGGTTATCTGCTTCTTGAGGTAATACTTCTTTAGTTCCTTTTTTGTATTTTCTTCCAGAGTTATGGTTAGCATATCTTCTAGAACGAGTAAATCCCATTTCTAAAAATTTACGACACATATCCATACCAATAAAGTCTCCTTCATCACGGTAATCAAGATACATCGCAAATATTTTATTAGAGGATATTATTGCTTCTCTAGGAGTTTTGAATCTCCAATGATTACAAATAATGTTAGTATAAGGGCGAACCAGTAGAACTCCTTGCTCTCCCCTTCCAATACGATAAAGTTCACGAGTTTCCGTATATGTAAAATTAAGATATTTGTAATCGAGTTCATAGTCAAATTCTTTCATAGCCAATTTGGTTTTTTGGATGGGTCACGTAAATAATTAGATGCAGCCCAAGGTTTGGACGATATATAACGTTTGTAAGCAGTAAAAGTGTCAATGCTTGTGTCATGTTTAAACTCATCTGGACCTGCGAATGCGAATGATCTTGGTTTATATGGTGGTGGTGCGGAAGGAATAATACTTACCGCTTCCTCTAATGTTTTCTCACAACTATGAACCTTAGCATATCTCCATTGATATTCATTGCACAAAGCTAGACCATGGGCAAGTAACCACCATGTATTTTCTAGGCAAGAGTTTGCCCATACAGTGCATGGATGATTACGAAATGCACCTTTCTCTGTCTTGTATGGTTGACCATCAAGACGATGCAACTCACCATAACCATGACCCCACTTGTCGGAGCATACAATAGAAAGCATCTGACAAGTTTCTAGAGGCATCTTGACAATATGCTTGTCAGGTAGATGTCTAGCAGATAGAGTTGGTGATGGATTAGTTACAAAAATATTCAAGGTTCTAATGCAATGTAGTAAGTTAAGTCTACATCAGTATTAGTCCATTCGGAAATCAAATGTTTAGATACCTTAACAGTATAGTCACCTGGTAGCACACGAATGTTCTCAATCTTAAGGTCAAGAGAAAAGGTGCCAGTAGTACTACCTGCCAAGGTGAGATCGTAAGTATTACTGGTATCATTTTCTTTGTCCCTGAGAATAAGTTTGATAGTGTCAGATCCTTCTTCGGAAAAGAATGTAAGATCAGGTAAACTGTAAATAGCAGATGCCTTCTGTAGTGCTAGAAGATCATCGCTAGAAAGATTGAACTGAAGATCAGAACCAGGAAAATTTACATTTCTTTCTGGTGCAGACTTAAGAGTAATCTCAGGATCAGAAAAGTAATACTTAGCAGATTGACGACCACCTTTTATGTTTACAAAATCAGAAGTTGTAAACTCTAATTGAGGATCGTTGAACAAAGAGATACCACTAAGAAACTGACTTAGGTCATAGATCGCAAAGTCAGAGGGGAATACTTCTTCACCAGTAAACTTTGCTAGAATATTCTCTGCATTAGAGATTGTTCTTACAGTACTTCCTTTACGAAAAACAATAGAAGAGTTGATCGTACTAAAATTTTTAAGAACGTCTAGTGTCTTTTTAGATAAAGTAACTTTACTCATGATGTAGATTTGTTGTGAAAATGTAAAAGTAGCACTGCATAGTGAACAACTTTGAAGATGTCCTGCTTTGCTGTGCCCTTCTTGTCATAGCGTGAAGCATATTTTAGTATGTTAGACCTACAGAATGCTTCTGCGTCACCAATAGCATCAATAAGATCAAGGGTTTGAACCCCATCACTTTGACTATAGTGTGCTCCATAGGTATTGGAGATGTAGTCAGAGATCTCGTCAAGAATCTCTTTCTCATTGTATTTCAATTCTTACTCCAGACATGTTCTATGTCTCCATGATAACATTGAAATTCATTTCCGTCAAGGTCAATCACATTTATTTTATGTGTTGCCTTCCACTCCTCACCTCCGTCTCCTATAATGCGAACACTCCTACCGTCTTTAAGACGGAGGATGTGTCCTAGATATCCATTAAACTTCTCCTTCATTACTCTCCTCCTTGTCAAGGTCAACTCCCGCATCAATCTTATCATATAACTCTATGAAAGATTGCTTAGTCTCTTCATCAAAACGATTGACGCAAACTTTGATAGCTTTCACACGATTGTTCCAGATAGCATATGCTCTCATGATGTGAACAAGTCTACGTGTACTGATGACTTCATCAATACCACCATCTTTGAAAGTTCTACGGATGATGTCTGCCCAGTTAGAAAGATTCTCACAAAACTCTTTGTCGTTCTTACCAACAGTAACAGCAACTTTCTCAAGAATCTTCTGCTCAGTTTTAGGAGTAGGATACTCTTGCTCAAATGTCAAAGCAAATCTCTCAAGGAATGCTTCGTTCAAAACATTAGTACCGATGAATCTACCATCATCAGAACCTTTACCTTTTGTGTTGGCAGTAGCGATGATGTTGAATCCTTTAGCAGGTTGTATGTACTTACCGATCTTCTTGAGGAAAATACCTTTACCTTCAAGAACAGATTGTAGACATAGAATCTTGTTAGATGCAAGATCAACTTCGTCTAGAAGTAGTACAGCTCCCCTCTCCAAAGCTTCAACCACAGGTCCGTTGTGCCAAACAGTATTACCATTAACAAGACGGAACCCACCAATAAGATCGTCTTCATCGGTTTCAATTGTGATGTTCACACGTATTAATTCTCTATTTAGAGTTGCACATGCTTGCTCAACAGAGAATGTTTTACCATTACCTGACATACCAGTAATGAAAACTGGATAGAATAATTTTGATTGAATAACTTTTTTTACGTCAGGAAAGTTACCGAAAGGAACATAACTATCATCCTTAGCAGGAATCAAATTTTGTACGACAGCGGGCATAGCTGCAGGAGCATTGAAAGTTTGCTCAAGTTTTTCTTGAACAGTAAGATTCCACTTACCAATGCCTTGCTTATAAGATTTAAGTCTTTTCTTTACAGTAGCAAGAGAGCAATTGAAATGCTCAGATGCTTCAAAGAGTTGCTTAGTGTTTACCTCAGTACCTACCTTATCAGAAAGGTATGTAACTAGGTCTTCAGTTGTAACAGGAACTGGTTCAAAAGGCATGGGTCTAATAATGATGTGTATGAATATAGTATAAGGTGTGGTGGGGTTGTGATCAACCCCTTGTGTGCCACTTTGTCAACTGACATACCCTATAAAAGAACTGAGTAGTTTTTTGTTGGTAGATTTGTTACCTAACATTCTTTTGAATGCTTTAGAAATCTCACCTTTTTGAGCACCAGACTCAACATTGAACTCAACTTCTTTGTTTAGTGATCTGCTATTGATAACATACAATGCACTGTATGCTTTTGGATTACTTATAATAGCAGACTTTTCTTTCTTCCATTGTTTTTGTATCTCAGTATACTTTTCAAAGTTTGCATACCTACCAACAAAACCAGAGAGTGAAGAACCATCAAGAATACGGAACCCAATAACATTTACAGCAGGATTACGGTCACGTAATTGTTGAATGAAAATGTTAGTGCAATTGTCATACTCAAAAGGAGCATAGGTACGACCAGTTTTACGATCACGAAGAACTGCTGACCAATCAAGACGACGAACATGAACCTTGTACTCGTCTTGGTATTCATCATGATACTCTCTACCATATCCAGTTGTACATCCTTCGCCATCAGATAAGATGCAAAGATTTACTTTCTGTAGATCATTCTGTTTCTGGAAATTAGGAATGATGTAGTTCATCATAACTATTGCTTCATTCAAAGGAGTTCCAGAAAGTTGAAGACCTATTGTGTACTGGTAGTTAGTGTAATTTCTGTAGTAAGAAGCTTCTCTCCAGAGATTCTTGCACATACGCTCATAGTCTTTACCATTAGAACGAGATGAGATAAAGTTTACTAGGTGGAACCAATCATCATTGATGTAAACCTCATTCTTTACAGCATTCTCTTTCCTATATGAATAAGAATCATAATAAGGATCTTCATGATTTATAGATCTCTCAGCAGCAATCCAGTCATTAGTAAATCCATAAACTTCAAATGGAATCTGAACTTTTTTACAGAATGCAGTTAGGTTAAGTAATTGTTTTACAGTTGCAAGAATCTCATTCTGCATAGAACCAGACCAATCAAGAAGGAACAGAAGACCGTGATTCTTACCATCAGGAAGAACAGTTATTTTTTTGAAGATGTCTTCGTTATAAAGATAAGTATGTAACTTTGTAGTATCAAGCACACCAGTTTTAGATTGACCAGCACGAGCATAAGCGTCAGCAGACTTACGGCACTCAAATTCTTTAACAAGATAGTTTACCTCCTTCTGAGATTGCTTACGGAACTCATTGTATAGATGGTCAACTTCTGCATAAGCAACAGACTCAACTGCTTGACTATCAATCCAGTCGTGTAGTTTTTTCCAATCAACAACATGTTTATCTAGGTTGACTTTCTCAGGAATCTCAACATAGGTTAGATCTTTTGAGTCAGGAGAAGAAAGTTTTTCTGATGCATCATCAAAAGAACGTTGAGTAGAAGATTCATCACCACCTTCAGAACCTGCACCGTCTTCTTCTTCATCTTCATCATCCCAATCGTCAATAATATCTTCTTCAATCTCAGATTCAATCTTTGCAGTATTACCACCAGAAGATGCTCCACCTGATTGAGGTTTTGCATTTGGTTGATCTTCATCACTAGACTCATTATCTTTTTTATCAGATGATGAAGAATCACTTCCTTGAAGAACATTAGCATTAGATTCAGACTCATCAGGAGTAGATGGTATCTCTACCTCATTCTTGTGTTCCTGACTAAATGCATATACATCTTGAGCAATCTGTAGAACTTCTTCAAAAGTCTCAGCAAGATCTGTACGAGCAACAAATAATTTCTCTTCAATTGAGAATGGAATCAATGCACTAGCACCAATCTTGAAGTGAAGATTGATACGGTCAATCAAACTATAAGTGCTAAGATCTTCACCTTGAACACTGAAGAAATCCATGTCATGTAGTTCTTTGTATCCTTTAGAAAAAGACTTGTTAAGACCTGGAAACTTACGCTTCATAAGTTTCTCAATACGTGCATCCTCAATAACGTTTATAAAATCTTTAGGACAATCTGCACTATCTCTCCAATCTTCGTTAGGTGTGAACAATGCATGTCCTACTTCGTGACCTACTAGCATATCATATACTACGCTAGATGCTTTGTCCCACATTGGTAATGTCAATACACGACGATCTACGTCAAACATTGCGGTAGAAACTTTACGATGTTCTACGATAAGGTTCTCAGTAGCAAGTAGTCTTGCAAGGTTACCTTTGATTTCTTGTTGAGTGTGCATGTGTCTTTGTGTCTGATGTATACATCATAGCAAAGAAAACTATCTAGCCAACCAGTGCATGTGTCACTTCGTGAACTGTCTCCTCTAAGGTAGAATAATTTTTATCCTTATTAACGGTTATAGTTCTGTCAAATTTATCATCTAATCCTTGTTTATGACTAATAACATATACTTTAGTGTTCTCATCAAAGTTTCTCAAGATCCATCCTAGATCAGATGTACCAGATTGGTCAAGAGATCCATCAAATATCTCATCTAAGATAAGTAAATTAGTATCCACGCTATTCTTAAGCTTAGCAATACTACGCCAAGTGAGCAGAAGAGCGATATCAATGCGAGCTTTTTCTCCTTCTGAGAACGAATCATATGAAAATACGTCACGGTATCTACTCTTAATTATTTCATCAAAGTTCTCATCAAGGGTAAAATTGACATAAAACTCCATCCTTTGTAAGAAATCGTTAATTAACTTATTCATTGTAGGAAGATAAGTCTTGATAATCCTAGTCTTTATCCCATTATCCTTAAGTAGTTGTCCTGCAGTTGTCAGGACATCACGATCTTTCTTTAGATCAGCATGTTGTTTACTAGATTCTTTCTTATTGCTTACAAGAAGTTGCAATTTATCATACTCTGCTTTCTTATCAGGTGTAGATCCCTCTAGTTCTTTGATCTCATCTTGTAATGATTCAATCTGTTTACGAATTGTTAGTAATTGAAAATTGGTTTGAGAAATTGTTGTATTGATATTGTTTACTTCAGTAGAGAGTTCAGTAAATTTATCATATCTTTTTTGTTCATCTGTTATTGCTTTCTGTAAATCTTCATAACCAATGTTCATTTCATCAACCTTGGTTTGTCCTGCTTCTAATTTCTCATTACGAAACTCTTCTGATAGTTCCTGTGTACACGTTGGGCACACATGATTGTCCTCAAAAAACTTATGCTCCTTCTTACATGTGTTCAACTTATGTGTCAACTTAATCAAGTACGTGTTTAACTTGCTCAATTTTTCAGTGGACTTTGAATACTCCTGCATTTCTTTATTAAGTTTACAGATTTGCTCTGTAAAAACTGATACTTCTTCAGCACCTTGAAGTTCTGTATTTTTATATTCATTTATCTTTTCTTTCTTACGATCAATTTCCTCCTGAGTTTTTTTCTCTAGAGAAAACATATGTTGTTTTTGTAATTCAATCCTATCTTTAAGTAGATCAAGTTGATAATCAATGTCACGTAGCTCTTCATTATTACCACGCATCTTATCTTTAAGGAGAACATTCATTGTAGAGAATACTTGAATGTCCAGAATGTCTTCAATAATATCACGACGTTGACCACCAGGTAATTTCATGAATGGCACAAATGTAGATGATCCTAGTACCACAATTTGTGTAAATGATTTGTAATTCATCTTGAGAACATTTGCCTCAAAATTCTTTTGTTGTTCTAGTTGACTACTATCTTGATTCCATGCCTGACCATTACAGTAGATCTCAAACTTACTGGGTTTCATACCACGTATGACTTTGTACTCTATCTTACCAATACGAAACTCAATCTCTGCTACACAATCTTTTTCGTTGATACTATTGACCAACATACTTTTACTAATTTTACGAAACGGTCTAGCAAACAAGGAAAAAGTAAGAGCATCCAATATGGTACTTTTACCAGCACCATTACTACCAACAATTAAATTTGTTCTTCCTTCTGTAAGGTCAATCTCACTAAAAACATTTCCAGTTGATAGAAAATTCTTCCAACGGATCTTTTCAAAAATTATCATTCTAAATTGTCAGGTGGTATTATAAAATCGTCAGGTGTGATGATGGAAAATTTTTGTCCTCTTTGCTGACATGCATCTATTATAACATGATCTTCCATTTCCACAACCCTCATGGAAGGATATTCTGATACATCTTCTAACATTGTAAGATATCTATTTGCATCATCCTCTAATTGAAATATAGGTATAACTCTATTTTTGTCTGCATCAAACAAAGAATAGACTCCCTCAGCATGATTTTCTAGTGTAAGTACAAACATTATCCAACGTTACAACTCTCAATATATAGGGATCTCATGACATTCTTGAGTGAAGGTTTGTCTACAGCGATATCCACTTCATCAATATATTCATTCAAAAGAGTCATTGTATCCTTAGTCTTTAAGTCTACATCATCAATGTCATCTGTGTCAACTAGGGTTTCCACTATCTTGACATCATGTGCTCCTACGTTGTAAAGGCGATCAACCAATGTCTCGAACATTCTGTAGTCTCGTTTCTCTTCAACGATGATCTTGACGTACTTGTCTTTATAACTAGATACATTTGATTTGTTGTAGTCATACTTGGCATCATCGTAGAAGATCTTGTCAAATATTTCGTAAGGATTTCTGACAAATTTAAGTCTATCAGTTTCAGTATCGTAGATATGAAATCCACGAGAATCTTTGTAATCATTCCAATACATCTGGTAAGGATTGCCAAGGTATTGTACATTACCTCTTTTTGATTTGTGATGGAAATGTCCTGACCATACACGATCAAAGTTTTTAAAATCACTCACAGAAAATCCACCATCAAAATGCATGCCTGGTGTAACTTCAAAACCATCAACTTCCATGTGACTACACATGATGTCAGCATTACTACTCTTCATAGTTTCTACTGCTTCTTTCTTATTCTCAGAATTAATCCAAGGCATCATAAGAAAGTTCTTGCCACCAATAGTTACATGTTCTGGTGAAGAATAGATAGTTATATTCTCATAGTTTTCTAATAATAACTCAGGAGAATTTATCTTATTAGTATTCTTATAGTAAGTACAATGATTACCAAGAATCATATGTACCTTATAATCTTTTAACCTCTCGAAGTAATTAGTCTTAACTCTGTTAAAAGTATTATAATCCAGAGACTTTCTATTATCAAAGGTGTCGCCAAGGTCAAATACCGTTGTGATACCTTCTTTCTCAAGAACTGGAAAAAATATGTTATCATAAAATTTTTGAAAGTAATTCCAAAACGGAAGAGAACCCTTACGTCCATCTAAATGTTGATCTGTTATAAGTGCTATCTTCATTTAATAAAATTATGTTTTGATGTACTGCTCTTAGTTCTATTATGAATAACAATAAACTTATCTGCTGCCCAAGTTCCTGCAAGACAAACATCAATCTCGTCACCATCTTCCCAATTGACATCACCATTCATCTTAGTATGTCGCATTGCTTCTTGAATCTTCTCAATAATTTCAGTTGTTAATTCCATATTGTGTTAGGTCATAGTAAGGGATTTCTAGTGGTTCACCCTTGCGAGGTGTTGGTTGTCCTATCTTTTCTAAGATCTCAGCAGGAATCTTTTTCATAGTGATGTCATAGGGTATCGGTGCGTTTGCTACACACACTCTAATACATTCCCATTGTTCCTCAGTAAAAAAATTATTATGATACATTAGTCATATAAAGAAATTGTTTGAAAGAAACATACAGTTCCTGACAATATTATTAAAAACTTTACCAATTTAATCGTCATGATCATCCCAAGGATCTGCTAACTCTTTATTGTCAAAGAACCCTTTGTATATACCAAAGCCTGCTAACAACACAGTAACAACTGCTATTGATATTCCTAGTGTTACGTTAGGATCAGCATTGTAATGTGGAATAATTGCATTGCATTTAGTCCATGTACCTGGTAGTGTATACACAGGTGGACATGATGCTAACAAGTCTTTTATAGCGTACATCTCACTTCCTATCATTCGTTAGATCTCCATTCTTTTCTCATTTTAACATATGTATCAGATTTTGCAACTATGTCTCTAACTTTCTTAAATATTTTAGCAGACCTAGCAAAATGACAAGTAGCATGATCTTCTTCTTGGGGTATTACATTACCTTCTTCATCATACTTTTTACCATCTCTATGATTGGCATATCTCCTTGACCTAGTAAATCCCATCTCAAGAAACTTACGACACATATCCATACCGATGAAGTCTTCTTCATCACGATAGTCAAGATACATACCAAAGATATGGTTAGAAGATTTTACTGCTTCATCTGGAGTTCTGAATCTCCAATGAGCACAAATAGTGTTAGTATAAGGGCGAACCAGTAGAACTCCCTGTTCTCCCCTTCCAATACGATAAAGGTTGCGATTCTCTTCAACTGAAAAGTCAAGCGCCTTGTAATCGAGGTCATAATCAAATTCTTTCATTCATTAATTAAGTTTCCGTTTGCGTTTAATAGCTACTGTGGATATAACTGCTGCGGTAACAAATACAAATGCGGCTGATGCTAGGAGAAATGTAGGATCAAACAACACTTCTGGTTGTGGTTCCCATGTGCCAGGCAAAGTGTAGACAGATGGATTAGATGCAAAAAACAAAATTAGTCCTCCCATGTGATATCAGGTTCTAGGGCTATATAGTAAGTTAGATCATACTCAGCAGACTTAAATTGTGACAAAAGTTTACGAGAGATCTTAACTTCATATGTTCCAGGCACAATCTTGATGTTCTCTACCTTGAAATTCATGGAGAACTTCTTATCAGTTTCACCAACAACAATAGAGAAATCATTAGAGGTATCATTCTTACGATCTAATACGACCATCTTAATTTCTTTACCGTCACCAATCACTGATAAATCTGTTAAGTGATATACACCAGCAGCTTTAAGTAAACGATCAAGTTGAGAACTTCTAAGTGTAAACTCTACATCCACTGATGGAAGAGTAATGGACTTTTCTGGTGGAGATACAATCACACTAGGATCAGCAAAGAAATACTTTGATCTTTGTTTTCCTTCTTTGATATTTACAAAACTCTGTCCTGTAAAATTAAGTTCTGGTTCTTGGAATAATCCAAGTGAATTTAGGAATTGACTTAAATCATATACCCCAAAGTCTTGTGGAAAGTCTTCATCTACATTTGCCTCTGCAAGTATATTCTTCATGACACTTATGGTACGAAGTTGATTACCTTGCTTAAAAAGGATAGATTGATTGATAGAAGCAAAGTTCTTTAGTAAGTTGATAGTTCTATCTGAAAGTTTCATCGGTATTTTAGTTGTTGTCATTAAAAGAAAAATGATATAGGAGTGTGCAATAGTGAATGGCTTTTAGAATATCCTTTCTATTCTTACCATCTTTTTTGCCAAATCTTGAAAGATACTTGATCGCATTGGATCGGCAAAATGCTTCCGCATCTCCAATACTTTCTATAAGATCTAGGGTTTGATAGTTACCCTTATCACTAGTATAGTGCAATTCGTACGTTTTGGCGATATAATCCTCAGCTTGTTTAAGAATTGCATCTTCCTCATACTTAAATGTTTTGGTTATGTATGGAGGAACTGTGTTGTTTCCAAAGTGATGAGCTCTTTGATCATCTACATCAGCGAGATAATCAACACCAAAAGGATTTGGTCTGTCGGGATCATTACGAGTGTAATCATACCAATACTCTGAGTGTTCTATATCTTCCGATATTTCAGCAGTGTTTCCATAACCTAATGGCTCCTGACCCATCATGTAGTCAAAGGCTTCGGTATAATCGTCACCATTACATGCTTCCTCATCAGGAACCTCTGGTGGCCATGGTGAACCTGGCGTCCACTCAAATCCTCCACTCTTCGCAATCCAATCAAGGTCTTTATCCCTTTTATCTTCAACTTCACTCCAAGTTATTTCCTCGAAGTAGTCTCCTTGAATTACTTCTCTCTTGTCACTAAAAGGCTTTCTTCGAGTAACAGTTTTGCCACCATCAGGTGACTCATAGATGTACTTTTCTTTGTCCATAAGAGGATAGTCTTCTTCAAATGTTCCATTCATAATTGAACCAGCGAGACTCCATGCGTTAACCATAAGTAAATAAGAAATCGTGAACTAAACTATCTGCTTGTTCTTTACCAAACTTCCCTGCAAGATATCCTCCTACTGGATCTAGTTTGGTCATGTAAGCATCAAAGTCTTTGTATTCGCTGGTATCAGTTCCAGACGGTTTCTCTAATTCTACCATGTCTTTGTACTTTGTCAAGTATTGTTCAAACATATCTAAATGTTCATCAACATCAGCAAAGGTACAATATCTAACAAAGATATTCTCAGAGAAGTGATTACCCATTTCAAAAAATCTATAATCTTGTTCTGCCTTGGGTAATCCAGGCACAGAGAATAAAAATTTTTCTTTAGGGTGTTGAAAGTCAAATACAATAATAACTTTCTTTTCAAAAAATCCCATCAAATCCATACCGAAGCAAGGCAGATTACTGCCTGTCTTAGGGTAGATTATCGTATTGTAGATACATGACTTATCACTCCATATATCTACCTCTCTAGACTTAATAAAGTATGGGTTGGTATAGGTTCTAGCAGTTAAGTTAGTACCTTTACCTTCCCATGATGCCCATTCGGACTCAAACTTTAGGTCTGGAAATGTTTTATACAGAAGGGACTTGTAGTTCTTCCATAGGTTCATTAGGTGTCTCTCCTCCAAAGTTTACATCAGCATCAACCTTATCATATAGATCAAGGAAGGCCTGTTTGGTTTCATCATCAAAACGATTTACACATATCTCAATCGCTTTCTCTTTGTTTTTCCAGATGGAATATGCCTTTACGATATGAACAAGGCGTCTTGTAGAAATAACTTCCTCAACACCACCATCAAAGAATGTTTTACGGATAATGTCTCCCCAATCAACAAGTCTCTTACAGAAATCTTTATCATCACATAGAAGATTTAGTATCTTTTCCTCAGTTTTTGGGCTTGGATAAGATTGCTCGAAGGTTGCTGGGAATCTTTCGAGGAAGGCTTCGTTAAGCACGTTAGTTCCAATAAACCTTCCGTCGTCTGAGCCTTTACCTTTAGTATTAGCGGTTGCGATAACATTGAATCCTTTCGCTGGTTTGACATATCTTCCAATCTTCTTAAGGAAGACTCCAGTTCCCTCAAGGATGCTTTGAAGGCAGAGGATTTTGTTTGATGCAAGGTCGATTTCGTCAAGTAACAATATTGCACCTCTCTCAAGGGCTTCGATAACTGGCCCGTTATGCCATACTGTGGAGCCATTAACAAGACGGAAACCACCAATAAGATCATCCTCATCAGTTTCAATAGTGATGTTAACACGGACTACCTCCCTCTTAAGTTGAGCACAAGCTTGTTCTACACCGAAGGTCTTACCATTACCAGAAAGTCCAGTAATAAAACATGGGTAGAAAAGTTTGGATTGAATGATCTTCTTCACATCTTGGAAGTTACCAAACTTGACAAAGTTAGGGTCAACTGCTGGGACTAGATTCTGTTCTACTGGTGGAACAACAGCAGGAGCTTTGAAGTTTGCTTCAAGTTTCTCCTTGACAGTTAGATTCCATTTACCAATACCTTTCTTATATGGTTTAAGGTATTTGGTGACAGTTTGATATCCCACATCATTCTGAGCACAGTATGCTTTGATGTGTGCGGATGTAATTTTGTTTCCGTATAGATCTCTTAGAGATGAGATCAATTGTTCGGGGTTCACTTTAGCTTCAAAAGGCATGGTTCATTCTGTAGTTATATATTAAGTATAGTAGCATATGCTACTACATGCAAGTAGTGTTGTGACACTAATATAATTGTCTATGCTATAAAGTCCATAAACTGACTTAATACTTTCTTGTTCATTTTTTTAGCATTTAATGATCTCTTGAAAGCAGATTTGATTTGAGCTTTGGTAGCATCTTCTTTCACAGTGAACTCAGTATCATTACCAAGTGCAGTTGATGACAATCCAAAGTAAGCATGGTATCCAACATCAGTAAGTTTGAGTGACTTATTCTTTTTCCACCCTGCTTGGATGTGTTGTACCTTATCGAAATCCCAATCCATATATCTTCTGATAAATGAATTGGCATCTCTACCATCCATAACTCGGATACCTATAAAATTGACATCGGTAAATCTACCTCTGAGTTGATTAAGAAGTGCTGATGTAACTTCATGATGATTAGACTTACAGAAATAAGTTTTTTTAGTTTGTGTATCTCTGATATAAACTGTTCCGTTCATGATAGATCTAGAACCCATGTAATTTCTCTCAGGGTTATCAGGATAAGTAAAATTCTTACTGTATGAAAGTGGATGTGCTTCACCATCAGTGAGAGTGACACATTGTACTTTCTGAACACCTGTAGATTTCTTGAACTCAGGAATTATTTGATTCAAACATACTAGAGCTTCATTAAGTGGAGTTCCAGATAGACTCAATCTTCTAGGAGCTTGGTAGTAAACATTAGGATTCCATCTGTAGTATGCAGATAATGATGTTGATAGTCTCCAAATACTAAGTAGTTGTTTTTCTAAATCAGATTTTTTACAATCACTTGTAAGAAACTCTACCATACTGAAAGTACTTTCAATTTTTACCATACCATCTTTTTCTGTATGGTGAGCAGATGTATCCCTTCTATATGTGTAGAAGTATTCATCATTCTCATTGGCATAATGAGTCCACTCATTAGTGAAAGCATATACTTTAAAGGGTATTTGAACTTTCTTACAAAACCATATCAAATTAAATAATTGTTTGATAGTGTCCATAAGAACTGTACTCATAGAACCAGACCAATCAAGAACGAAAACTAATCCATGATTTTTACCATCTGGTAATATCGTAACTTTTTTGAATAGATCTTCATTGTATTTGTAAGAGTGTAACTTTGTACAATCAAGAACACCAGTTTTTGCTATAGTAGCACGGGCATATGCATCTGCTGATTTACGGCACTCAAACTCTTTTACGAGATAGTTGACTTCTTTTTGAGCAGATCTACGAAACAATCTGTAATCATTATCAACTGTTTCAAATATATTCATCTTAGTAGATGATTCTGAATCAAAATGTTTTTGAGATTTAGTCCAATACTCACTTAGATAATCATGGACTTCATCATTATTAGCAACAATTTTATTGATATCTAAATCAGGTAACTCAACATACTCTGGTTCGTAGTATGAGTTAGTTTCTTTTTTAGATAACTGTTCTAAGTTGTCTTGAAAAGTTTTGTCGGTAACTGCTTCAGATACACCACCATGTTCTCCACCCATAAAATTGTCTGAAGCTGCCTCTAATTCCTCAAGTAATTCTTTATCTGACATACCATCAATGTCAGGGTTTCCTTGACCTTCTTGTGAATCGGCATCATTATCAGATTCTTCACCGTCTTTATCTGATTCTTCAAATGGCATTTCCATATCACCTGATCCACTACCCATCCCAAATCCAGAGAAATCATCTTTAGAAAACTCAATGTCATCTAGTTTGGTAAGCATCTCTTCTTGACGTTGAACATGATTATATAATTCCTCAGCAAGTTCTAGAACATCTTCAAATGTTTCAGTTTTGAAAGCCTGATCTACGAAATATTTTTCATCAGTTTCAAAAGAAACTTTTTCAAATTTACCAATCTTATAGAAGATATTAATTCTATCTGCCAAACCCATGTCATCAAGATCATGTGATGATAGTTCAAAGAAATCTTGTTCAGCGAGTTGTTTGTATCCATTGTAGAATGTTCTACTTAAGCCAGGATACTTTTGTTTCATAAACTTTTCGATTCTAACATCTTCCAATACATTGACAAAAGACATTGGGACATCTGGATACTTTATCTTCCAATTGTCAGCGGGTGTATATAATGCGTGACCTACTTCATGTCCCACTAGAAGGTCATATACGACCCCAGAAGCCTTCTCCCACATTGGTAGGGTAAGAACTCTACGCTCTGTATCAAAGGACGCTGTAGAGACCTTACGGTTCTCTATGATAAGATCTTCTGTTGCAAGTAGTTTTGCTAGTTGACCTTTGACTTCGTAATTAACCTGTGTAAGCATTTGTTTTCTTGTCGTATATACACATGATAATCGATCCTGTGCCACTTTCAAGCAACAGTGTGCCAGTTTGTCAACTGTCTACCCCGACCATTTTATCGCTGTATCTAATGCCTTCTTCGCTGTATTCTGTAATTTTATTACTTTACTCTCATATGTTATCGTAAACCCCAATAGATCTCCTTCGGGATCATTTGGCATACCTACAGGTTGTACTAGAAAAATGCCTGCATGGGCAATAGTTCTCCACTCCATATCAATGAAGCCAAGTTCCCTTAAGGCACACTCAAGTTTCAATGAGTGACATCCATCTAGTAGTATCATACGGTATCCGTAGTATACTATTATGTAGAATATCTAACTTTTGAGAATCCGTTCATTTTTTCAAAGGTAATTAAATTATCTAACCTATCAGTGAGTTCATCTACCTTATGAGAAATCATAAACACATAAGCATCCTTAATGACATACTTGATGATCTTTGTAAACTCGTCAGTGCCATTACTGTCAAGTGAACTGTCAAATATTTCGTCAAGGATTAGGATGTTTGTACTAGATGAGTTCTTCATCTTAGCAATATCTCTCCAAGTAAACAGAATAGCAAGATCAATTCGCATTTTCTCACCCTCAGAGAATGATTCGTAACTGAATTTTTCATGTATAGGTGATTTTATCCTCTCATTAAACTGTTCATCTAGAGTAAAATTGATATAGAAGTCCATCATCTGAAGATACTTATTGATCTTCTGATTCATGACAGGCAAATACCTTCTTATGATCTTTGCTTTAACTCCAGAGTCTTTCATCATGGAATTGGCAAAGTCTAAGTAGTCTATATCTTCACTATTTTTTGATTTATCTTTCTCTACACTTGTTAACTCGCCTTTGAGTGACTTAAGAGCGGCTCTTTCAGTATTTCTGTTTGCAATTTGTTCGGTAATCTCTTGAATTTCTGATTCATAATCTCCGATCTGTCGTTGATACTGAGAAATTTTAAAATTGTTTGTCGAAATGTCATTCGTTAGTTGAGTGATTTGATTAGAAATTTCTATAAACTTAGAATCTCTTTTTTGTTCTTCATTTATAGACTTGGTAAGGTCTTTATAAGCGGAATTAATCTCTTTGACCTTACCTTCTATGTCTTCAATTTTATTTAAGCGAAACTCTTCTTCTATATGTTGTCCACATGTAGGGCATGATACGTTATCAGTAAAAAACTTATGATCGGATGTTATATTCTGTATCCTTTGTTCCAATTTTGCCTTAATTGTGTTCATTTTCTTAAGAGAAACACGAGCAGATGATAAGTTTTCTAACTCTGGTTGATACTTTGTCTTA